CGCCGGCTACTGCTGGAATATTTTGCATTAAGTTGTTCCTTTAATCTATTTATGCGGTTCCAACGAACTCGTACAAGAAGAACTTATCCGACCATTCTATCAACGCGTTGTTGCTAACCAATCCATTTGACATCATCTGTCCACCTGGAATCAATTTATAAGTTGGCATGTTGGGACAGAACATATTGAATGAGCACGCATTACCAATGGTCAATCCATATCCTGTTACATTCGTGGATAATATATTTGGTCTGCTCAATACCATTGAAACGGTTGGAGCTGATCCACGCAATACTTGTTGAGTAACAGTGAATGGATAAGGCAAATTACCAAATTGAATTAGATCATTAGGTTCAAATATTACTCTTGACGATGGGACAACAGGCAAAGTACTAAGTGTAAGCACATCACCCACGAATGATTGGACAGCCATTTGATTGCGCTGTGAAGCATTTAATTGTCCTTGATAGGCAAATATCCAACTTAGATTTGGATTATTACCAAACGAAACGATCTGTGGAGTAGTTGTATCAAGTGTATCAATCGCTTCCATCAATGCTCGTGCTTCACTATAACGAAATGAGTTGGGCATATCAATTGATATTTTCCATGGGTTTCGCGTTGGTGTTTGCGATACTCGTGGAATCTCATTGCGAGTGTATTGAATACCAACGACATTTCTGCGATTGATTTGAATGCCATTACAGCCATTAATTATTGTTTGTAGACCAGTAGCCATTTAAATTCCTTATCTGCCGTAGGGCATTTCTTTCTCGGCAAGTCTAACTGTGCCAAGAAGTGTTTTTCTATTTTCAGCGAATAACTGTGCCACTGATTTAGCATCAATTGCTGAAACGTGATTAGTAATGTAAGTGTTATTCACTACTGGAGCGGGCGCTGATGATAGTGCCGATCCTCCACCAAGCTTGTTGTTAGGAATAATAGTTCCAGCTTGCTTGGGTACAAACAACTCAGGACCTTTCTCACCAACGATACTTGCTTTACCAACGGGCGGATCACCACCTTCAGCGAATCCAAATAATGAACCAATGAATCCACCGACTCCTCCACCAATTGCTTTCATAGCAGTTGCTGCCTGTGCTTTCAATTCAATTTTAAGCAAGTCTTGTAATACTGAACGAGCAAAATCTGCGAATGAGAACTTACCAGTAGTTACAAAGTTATCAATTGCTGAATTCATATTAGAAGTCATTGAACTAAATGCGTCATTGGCCATTTTAGCTGCGTTAGTACCATCTTCAACATATTGCTTGAATGCCGAGTTCCATCCAGTATTCCATTCACGGCTCTTGGCGATTGAATCAGCAGTTGCTATCTTCTGTACTTCATAGATACCAGTGATACGTTCTTTAATGGCTGCTGCTTCAGTTTCACTCACTACTTCACCAGTACCTAATTGTGATTGTCTCTTGGCAATTGCTAATGCTACTTCGGCTTGAATCTGTTTATTGATATTATCAATTTTCTTTTCATCATTAGTCATGGTCATCTGATCCATCTCAGTAGTAATACTTTTTAGATTTTCAGTAACTTTAAGTTTTTGTTCAGTCATGAACAATTCCATGGCATTTAAATTCTGTGCCTCAACTAATTTTTTATTACGTTCACCAATTGCTGCTGCTTGCTCAGAATATGCGGCTGATTGTTTTTTAAGTTCATCAATTTGACCTTGATTTTTAGATTTATCAGTACTATTCGCTTGTTCAACTTGAAGTCTTTTAATTTCACCTTGAATTCTAAGCAATTCTTTACCGGCTTGGGCACCCGCATCAAATTCTGCTAGGATAGATTTACGACTTGCTTCACTTGCGTTGACTAGATTAATTTCTATATCTAAACGGGCCAATGTAAGCGCATTGACTAATTGTAATTGCTGTGCTTGATTTTTTAGTCCTTGGACTGCGGCCGCATTTGGATCTAAATCAACATTTTCTTTACCCATCATAGGTGATGACGGTCTTGTAACTGGAGTTGTACCGCGTCCACCGCCTGCGTTACCATTGACAGTGATACCAAGACGCTTCATTGTCTCATCAGTCTTGTTAGCTTCATTACCTAACTTCTTGGCAGCAGCAGACATATCATCAAAGTTAGCAGTACCATTGGCAAATGACGCATCATCCATCATACCTGCCATACCAATTTTGCTGCGCAAAGATTCGTCAGTCATCACCTTATACGCGGCTGCTAATGCTAATACTCCCAGCACATATGGAGCCAAAGCTACTGATAAAGATATTACACCGGCTAGCAATCCACCTGTTGCCACTGTAGCAACGCCCTCGGCCACTGCTAATCCACCCACTGCCGCAGTTGCACCTACTGCGCCCACTGCTGCGACACCTTCTGCCGCGGCTAATGCTGCCGTTGCTCCGGCTGCTGTACCATTTGCTAATGCTAATTGACCCGTTGCCAACCATAATGCTCGTTTTGCCGCTGTTAAAGTAGCAGTGGCGACAATATCAAGCTCTGTGGTGGCTAATGACGCAATTTTAGCTGTATTTTCAGCAACAATTACAGTTAATGCCGCGGCTCTTGCTGTGGCTGCTGCTGCTTCTACTCTGAGTAATGCCATATCAGCCGCTGTCAATCCTACTGTGGCTGCTGCTGCTACACCAACTGCTACTGCTTGCCCTGCAAATGCGGCCGCTACTCCACTTACTATACCTATCAATGAACGCAAACCAGTTACGATTGCTCCGGCAGTAAAGCCAGCCATTACTACTAATAAACCTTGAGCAGCATACTTAGCACCATTCAATCCATTTGAATTATCGCCAATGAAATCTAACATGGGCTGAATTAATTGAAGGAATTCAAAACGCACTGCTTGCGCTTTGATGGCCATCTCGTCCATCATTTTCTTGGCTGCTTCTGCTGCCACTGCTGCTTTATCCTGTGTACCCGCTACTTGGTCAAGCTTATCATTATAATCTTTCCAGTCCATACCACGCCCGGCTTTGCTGAAAATGTCCATTGATAATGAAGCACGCTTAGCAGGATCTTCAATAGCTTGTAATGCTTTACCTATTTGTCTAAATATTTCATCCGGACTCTTTGAACGAAAGTCATTGGTTGTTACACCTAATGTTAAGAATGATTGTTTTAAATTACCGTTTCCATCTACTGCTCCCTGCGCAGCAATTTCCATCTTGTTCATCATTTTGCCAAGATCATCGGCATTCTTACCTGAGACTGATGCTGCTAATTGCATTTCAATCATTGAGGCAGTTGATACACCAAGTGCGTGAGCCATTTCAGCAGTGGCAGAAGCAGCTTCTAATGAACTTTTAATAAATTCAGTAAGCCCAACCCCAACCATTAATCCAGCAAGTCCTTCTAATTTATGATTAAGACTTTCTACTCCGTGAGTCAATTTATCAGTGCCATCTGACGCGCTATTCATTGCCGCTTTGGCTTTAGTACCAAACGATTCAGCATTCTTTGTGGCAGCGGCAAGTTTTGATGTTAACTGGGTATCATCCAGTGCCATTGTTACATTAATATCAGCCATTATTTTATTCCATTTTGTTTAATATAAGCAGCAGCAAGGCGTTTGATTTCATCCTCTGTGGGTTTAGTCATACCTTGTGGCGCTTGTTTTGATCTACCTGCATCTAAGTTGCTTGCGTAAGGATAGTTCGCATTGATTACATTATTATTTAATGCCGTCTTAGAACGAGCGTTTCCCGAGCGAATTGGAGTGTGAGCAACGAAGAATTTATAGGCAACTGGCATTACAGCCGCTTTAACTTGAGCGATTGCTTTTATCTTTGCTTGTAATGCTTTTGTATCAAACTGTAATGAAATTGCTGCCATATATTCCTAGGATAATGCTTCTACTAATTTAAGATATGCCGCTAATAGAACATCGTTTGGCATCTTATAACCTGCTGTCAATACTTGCTCACCATCTTTATTAAGAATAAGCTTAGCAAGAATGTTTTCTATATTAATGTAATTATCAGTATGAGAAGCAGCAAAAGCAAGCATAATTTCAATTGGCTGTTTATTCCAAGTGTAGAAATCAAGAGGCTCACCCCATTGCATTACTATGCCCTCATCATCAATCGTGAGTTTTATCAATTCACGCTGTACAATTGCTTGCGCTATCTTCATACTTGTCCCTGTCTGATATCAGCCATCATTGCTATCATTTCATCGTCAGTAAGTTCAGGTGGCGCTTCTTGGTTGCCTGATGCCTTATTAGTTTGATAGTTATGATATGCTATGGCAGCGTCCATTATATACAAATCATAGGTGTTGCCACGTTCTAACACTTCACTTGGCAGCATCTTATAACGCTTTGCCATGGTTTCAATTGTTAGAATCGTATACATTTCCTTTGAATGTTCACCAATGGAGCCGCCTGTTACTTTCCCAACTGCTCTGATACCTTGGCAATTGCTCGCATCAAAACTTTAGTTGGCAACATATTGTCATCAGAGAGAATTGGCTTACCAGCTTCATCAAGAATCAATGTCCTGACGATATCAATAATGGCGCCTGGATTACTCTGGTCCATGTTAGCAAGCTTCATAAACACATCCATTGGCTGACGATCCCAAGTGTGGAATTCAAGTGCTTCACTGAATTCTGTGATCGTGGCTTCATCGTCAAGAGTGACAAGTACTAGAACGGGCTTTGCTGATAATTGATTGAGACGCATGTTAATTCCTTTTGTTAAATGATTGTATACTATTTAGTCTTTTTAGATTCGCTGGCAATAAGCTCATCAAGTAATTGATTGAGTAATGCTAATCTAAATGTTTGTTTGGCAAGTAGTTGCCTAGTTGAGTTGAGCATATCTTCAAGGATAGGCTTGTTGCGTGCCTCGTCACTGATTAGTGAGCGGAGTTTTTCTTCGTCGGTCTTTAACCATACATTGTTCATTTGTTTTTCTTTCATAATTTGTTAAAGGACAGGGCACCTTGTGAGTGCCCCATTCTTATATCAGCTAGTGATTAACCGTTTGTAGCAGTTACCATTCCACCATCAACAGCGATGTTGAGTGGAGTAACCCAGACAGGAGCCGTTGGGCTTGTCTTGCTGGCAATATTAGTAATGAAACCAGTTCCAGTAGTAACACGATCAGTAGTACCAGTAGTTTTACCAGCCCAAAAGACTTGGAAGTCTAATGGGTTTTTGTTTGAACTAAGACTCATCAAGCCTAATTCTGCTGCTGTAGTACCAATTGCGTTTGAACCGAAGAAAGTAGTATCATCAATAACGATGTTAGTGCTTAATTCGTTGTTAGCAGGTGTGCTCAATTTACGTTGATCAACATCACTGAAAGTTGTGTACGAATACACACCAGTAGAGTTAGTGATCGTCAAATCCTGAATGAACGGGATTGTGATTGAAGTTGTAGCATTCGCTAAGTTCGAACCAACTAGTCCGATAACGATGACTGGTTGTGTACCAGTTGTATTTGTTGTAATTCTTGCCATTATATTCTCCTTTGTAGTGGCTTATTGAAATTCTAATCTTGTTAAATTGAATGTCCAGGTAAACTTCTCGCTATTCACACCATAGTACATTACTGTTGAGTGGTCTCTTTCGAAATACCCGTCAAACAATGGAATTGAAGTGCCAGGTACC